TTTTATCATGCAGCACATAAAAAGCTCACCGCCAAAAAGACCATAAAAGCATGTAGTTAATGTGTCCATCTCATCGCCTGTAGTCAAAAATATAACAGTATGCATAATCGTATAGATAATGCATACTGTTATTGAAAAAATACAATATATATCAAGCGTAGACTTTTTATTTTGTTTTTGTGAGGTATCTATTAAGTTCTGCATATGCATTTTTCTTTTGTTCCTCATCTCCGCTTAGAATTGCCAAAAGCGCAATTCCATACGCTTCTTGGCCATCTTCCAAACTTTTTATTTTTTTATTATCGTTCGATAGCCATGATTGATATTCTTGCAGTTTCTTTTCTGTTTGATACTCTAAGCTTTGCATCCTTGCTTCGACCGCTCCTATCCTTTGATTTTGTTCTATTTCGGGCTTTTTGGCTCGCTCATTTGCTTGCGCTATTTTATCTAATATATTTAGTATAGTTAGCAAAAGCCCGAATACTGCGATAATAAAAGAACTGATCTCTGCCGGTGTAAATTTCATGTTAGTCTCCCAAGACTTTTTGTCTTTTTGATATATTGTCCATAGCTACTATTACCTCGCCCATCTCATCCGCACTCTCGTGCACGCAAAGCCTCAAATACAGCTCGTCAATAACCTCATTCTGAATCCTGATTATCTCGTTCAACCTATCGAACAAATAATAATCATTCCCCATAATCTTCACCCGTAATAAGCTTGTACTCTTCCACAGTTATTCTACTACGTCTGACAAAGACCTTTACATCGTCATTGTCATAATAGCCCAAATCATAATATCTCTTTACAGTACGATATAATCTGCTCATTCTTCGCTACCTCCTTCGATTGACAGCAAAATATCTGCAAGCGTTTCATCCTGACCTGCCTGAGTATCAATTATGTTCATCTGATTAAGCAATATCTCAGCATTTTCCTCATTCTTAGCCATCTGTAATTGATTTTGATACTCTTCATATTCAGTTTTCGACATTACATTTTCGGTATACTCGTAAAAAGTATTCCCATCTCGCTCAAATTCCGAAACATCAGATACAACTACGCACTTATCGCCTGCGTATCTAAAAAGCTTCGGATACTCGCTTGATTCAGCAACTCTCTTTTGCATAATGCACTCCCTTTCTTTGATATTATTTTTCTTAAAGTTCTTTTGCTCACATAACCTTTAAAATACTTCTCATAAAATCCGTATACATCCGCAATCTTTAAAACTCCAAACCTCGACATCATCTCGCATGCCTCATGCGTTGTTATACGCTTTCTTTCAAGCTTCTTTAACTTAAAACGTCTTGCGCATCTAGTTAGTACATACAAACATCGCTTTTTAAGAATTATTCTAACCTTGCCATAAAACACAAATCTAAAACCCAAAGCTTGTAAAACTCTACCCTTGCCATTTCTACCAAGTTTGCAAAGCTTAAAAACTTGCCAAGTCTTTTTGAACCATAAACCAACATTCCTAAGTCTATCTCTTAAAATCCAATACGTTTTGTGAAGTTTCTTTTTATTAGCTCCAAAAATAAACATATCATCCAAATATCTAAGGTAATATTTAGCCTTTAATTCATGCTTTATTAAATTGTCGATTTCGGTCATCAGAAAATTTGCAAGTGCAGGAGATGTATAAAAACCAAGCGGTAAACCCTTATAAGGATTAACTATGGTTTTTATAAGATTCAAAAACCTTGTATCTTTGATATACTTTTCAAGTCTTTTAAATAAAGCATCATGACTTATATTTTCATAAAAGTGTCTTACATCAAGCTTTAAGCAATATTTAGTATTTCTGTTATCCTTATTCAACCATTTAGCAATTGTTTTAATTGAAAGTTTAAGACCTTTTCCTTTAACACTTCCATGTGAGTAAAAGTACTGTCCTTTTAAAACAGTTCTTTCGAGCTGTCTAACTACTAAATGTTGCATACACAAATCAGGAAAATATTTAGGTTTATAGATTGTTCTCGTTTTCTTGTTTGAACCGTCAACTATAATACATTCTTTAGTTTTTCTCTGTACAAAACTTTCTTCCATAACAATCTTTTGAAGGATGAGGGCGTATTTATCAATATCTGCAAGAACTCTTTGAACATCCATGCGTTTAGTTTTATGTTTTGCCGCTTCTTTCATAGCTTCTTTGATTTCTTGCAAATCCGTCATGTTTTCATAAAGTTTTCTATATGTTTTCATTAAATCTTATCCTCTTATGACTTTTCGCTGTTTCTATGCTACTAAGTCATACCTTCATCGAGTTAATTTCCAGTAATGATAAGCCTTATTTCAAAGGCCTGTGCTGTACGACTATATGCAGGCATTGGTTAATGTTCCAACATTGATAAGTTTTAGGGGGACGCGCCAATGTTCCAATTGGAGTTCGAGAACGCATTGTTCAAGTTGCGAGCCACGCCGCAAATAGCACCGTTATTGCACGAACCACCCCAGAGGAGGCACGCCAAACTTGCCTGCATAAGCCGCTGTCTATCTTTTGTTATTAGTTACAAAATTTGAGGGACGGGGGTTGCACCCCCATCATCCCCTGCAAGAAAAGGTTATCTGCAAGATGGGGACGCGCCAATGTCCCAAGCGGAGTCCGAGAACGCACTGTGCAAGCCGCGAGCCACGCCGCAAAGCGCACCGTTATCGCACGAACCACCCCAGAGGAGGAAACAAGACGCTTTAAACCATCCACCTGATGGAATATATGTCTGTGAGCTTCCGCTTACAGTATCTAAGTTTCTTGCGGTTTCATCGGAATATGTTGTTTTAGAAATGTAGCCGCCACCTGTTCCGCTTACAACTACTCCGCAATCTGTGTAAGTATCATCATAGCTTCCTGTTTCGTCATATGGAGGGAAGAGTTTTACCCGTACATGCTTATTTGCATCGGTTACACAACCAATTGTTCTGTCCCATCTATCGCCCCAAAAATTCTCGATGTAAAATACTTTCACATAAGTATTGTTGGAAGCTGTTCTGCCATAGAACATACCTTTGTCTGTAGTACCGCCATTTGTAAGCAGATTTGAAGCCTGAGTACCGCCGGACAAATGTCCATGCCCGAAATGCGCTTTAACATCTGTAGACTTGCCTATCATGAACAACAAATCTTCAATAAGCGTTTTGCCTGCATAATCACAAATATTCCATCCATCACCAAGATTTTTAGCATATGTAATCTCGTTAGCTCCGGTTGTACCTGATGTAGGCTTAACACCTGAAACTGAACGGAGCTTCGAGCTATTAACATACCCTTCGAACATTGGAAGGAATACAACATCTTTTTCATCTCCATTTTCGTCAATCCATAGATATGCATAATAAGTAGCATCTAGCTTAATATCGGACACGCGGAACGACTGAATATTGCCACTCATTGAGCGCTTACAGTAGACTTTTTTAATTTCTACCATCGCATTCATATTTTTTGTTAAATCCGAAATATCGGATGCTGTAGAACCGTCTATCTGCTTGGTATGGTCGTTGTGGTCAAGCTCGTAAGCTACAGTACCGTCAAAATTTAGCATTACCGGACGGAAACGCTTAAACAGTTCATTATCAGCCCATCCACCAAAGTCAGGAGTGCCTGTTGATAAATCCATCTGAAACGGTTCGTATCCCTCATTAAGAGTCCCTTTCGGATAAGTAATACTTGATTCAGGGTCATCTTCGCTTTGGTCGTAATCGTAACCCATGTAAAAACCACGAGTTAAATCCATCGCTATCTCACGAGTGTTACCCTGCTCTGCCGTATAAGTATCAGACTTTTCTGTAGCTATGTAGCCATAACCATTTAAAAGCGAGTAATCAACGTCTGTGTATGTATAGACAATCTTGCCGTCTACAACCGATACAGTATAAGTCTGCAACTGAGACTTTACATAATAACTATTTCCTACAGCCACATTGAACTGTACGTTACCGATAGCCCCGTCAATCTTTGCTGACTGACTCTCGCCACTTGTTGCATCAACCAAAGTAACCTCTGACGCAACGCCGCTTCCAAGACTTGCCAAAGTCGCAACGCTAGGATAACTAACCGTAATATCAGCTATTTCCTGTTCTGTAGGAGTAGCCTTAGCAGTAGCACTTACTAGGCAGTACATACCATGGTCAGATACCGTAAAAGCAGCAAAATAATAAGTGGTCTCATTATCAAGGCCACTTAATTCGTATCCGCTGGATTGATATTGCCCTACCGTACTTGTAAATACCTCCGTACCATCATCAGGACTTGTCGGATATCCGCTCGTCTTATACACAACCTTTGTTCCTGCTACCGTTACCAAAGTCTGCCCATCAATAACCGTATCGGATGCATCCGTCACGTATATCGCAACCTTACTATCACCTGCTACGGCGCTGATTTTCGGGCACACTCTGGGAACAGCTCCAAGGACTAGACCGTTTGTAATTTCGTCGATCACAATAAAATCTGCCATATTCTCCTCCCTTATTATTTCTTTTCAAGCGTTGTTGACCAATTACCGCTTGATATCTTCTTTGAAATCTGTTTTGCTATCTCTGTACCTGCTCGCGTGTAAAGCGCCCTTGTAATAGTCTTTTGGCCATCTTTTGTTGTGATGGTTGTTGTAATATATCTGCCACCTGTGGTTGTTACGTTTCCATCTGAATCTGTACTTGTAGATGTACTTTCTGTTTCTGTAAATGTTTTAACGCCATCCGCATAAGACTTGACGCTTGTACCGCTTGCAAAGCCCGACTTTAAAATGCAGTCTATTTCGTTATCATCGATTTCATTCTGTAGATTACCTGCAGCATCTTCTGATAATTGTCCTTTCATTTCTGCAAACCAATCATCAAAAGATGTTTCCATACTGTCTAAGTAACTTTTTAGCGAATCTGTATATTCCGAATGCTCATTTTCTGCCTTTGACGTGAGTTCAGCCAAAAAATTATTGAGCGTATCAGAATAGTTCTGCATTGTATCATGGATTGAATCGTAATCTGTTTCTGCAGATTCTTTATATTCGGATACCCAAGCCTCAAACTGAACTTTAAACTGGTCAAAATCATAATTCGTAACTGTACCTGTTACAATTCCGCATAAATCAGTATCCGTTCTTGTATCGGTAATTACTGAATCTGTTATTTCCGTTGCACCTGCCGCAACGTATATTTGAGCAAGCACTAATTGATAGATTCCATTTTCTCTTACAGGTGCTGTTGCTACAGGTGTTGACGAAAGAGAACCCTTAACAACTTTGCAAGTAACATCTCTCTCAGTATCATTCCTCTCCATGACTATCGTATCTATACGGTCATAGGTTGCATCTGCAGTCTCGATTGATTTCGAAAGCGTGCTTGCTTCAAACTTAACTTTGCCATCAGCATTACAATAACCGCCGCCTATATTTACAATCATTCCTCCCGCAGCCGTCACTTGAAACTCGCCTTCAAAAACTCCTGATGTAAAGAATTTTTTTAGCCAGTATTCAAATGACTCTGCGTCATATTCTCTATCGCCATCTTCGTCATTATAAAAAAATGCATGGTCTAAAAATGACATATCAATCACTCCAATCTACTGTTTCCGGAAGTGGGTCTCCCAGTACAGGTTCAATTACCATTGCGCCATATTCATATGTTTCTTGTATTTCCGTAATACGCAAATCTTCAGAAATACCCCAATTCTTTTTCCTAACAGTAACAATATCTCCGAGGTCGTAGTTGACCATGTATGTAAAATTGATATCAGCTCCGGTCTTGCACTCAAAAGAAGTGGATATTATATCTTCATTTAAAGCATCTTGCCCTCTTTGAATAAGCGCCGCTTCATATTCTTCTTCTGTAAGTTCATCTTCTTGAATATCCTTCGCGTCAACGAACACTTCTCGAAGTTCAAGGCCCTCACCGCTTCCAACTGTTACATATTTTCTATCAGATCCCTCGCCCGATCCGCCAACATATGCTACCGTTTTATAAGTTTGGTCATTATATTTGTAAATCGCTTCATTTAAATTCGCATAGCTCTCTGAAAATTCAACCTTATTATTTATGCCCTGAGACCTAGACCTATCTTTTCCTTTGTAAGTCTCAAAATATATTTTTTTGTTGGTAAAGTCAGGTCTAAACCAAAAACCGATATTTGAATTTTTCGAAAGCTTTGTCATATAAGTAAGCAAATTTTTGTAAGTTGCTTGGAAACTTACAGTTTCTTCAAAATCGTTCAAATTTCCAAGTTCGACAAGCGGAATTGAAGCCGCATTGCTTAATATATTTCTCATCGCAACCTCTGCCTTACCGGAAAAGCTAAATGTTGATTTAATAAGACGCCTATCCATATAGGATGATAAAAATCTTCCCTTAGCCGTTATCTCATTTTCTGTATTTGATTCTTCAATATTCAAATCTTCGATAACCCCGCCTTCGAGACCGCCTTTCTTTTTGGCAATAATATTTCCAGCCTGAAGAAGTTTGAGATTATATTCCGTAACAGGAGCGTGCAGTTCAAAAGTCCCGGGCTCGTAAAATTTTCTAATCCATATGAGAGATGTTTGATTTTCGATTATTCCAAGGAGCTTAAGCTCCGCATTGTATACTCTTATTTCCATTTTTTATGCTCCTGAATATCTAAGCCTATACGATACTGTTACTGTTATATAATCTTCTCCGGCATCTGCTGAGAAGCCTAAAGTATTAGTTCCGCGAGACAACTGAATAAACTCGGAATCTTCCGTTAAATACTCGTTTATCTCTTCGGTATCGCCATCATGCGTGAAATATACATGTTTGTTATTTGTTCCGGTTGTGATCGTAAGAATGTCTCCCGCTTCCATAGAAAAAGGATTGCTCTCAGACCCAATGCTTATTGTTTGCTGATTTTCAACATGCTTCAAAGACGGATTTGATACATCTCCGACAGCTTTCAAAGTAAAAGTAAGCCCAATATTATCTGCAGCTGAATAATTTTCGATAACAAGAAGCTTTTCGGTCTGTCTCTTAGCAAAAGGCTCGCCTTCCTTTTGAAATTTATGCGGAAAAGTCCAACCTCCTACCCATCCGGCCATAACTTTCGTTGTATCTGTCAAATCTTCGAAAAAAGGGTCAGGGCAAATAAGACTTATTGTCGCTTGCCTTACTCGTTCTCTCGAATCGGGGTCTATGCTTTCTACATAATAACCAATCTGTCTCTTTTCAGTTCCTTCTTCATAAGTCAACGTTCCTTTACTTCCGGATTTAAAACATCTTCTAAGCAGCTCTCTGTTTCCCTGATGGTCAGACTTACTTGCAACAGTTAAAACAATGTTTCTCTCTTTCTGAACTGAGCCCTGATAAGTCGAGCCATTTATCATAGTATTAGCGGAAGTCGTTACGTTGTTTTGAACATCATAAAGCCCATCGGCATCCATAAGAAGCAATGGGCTAAAGTCAGAGGTAAAGATAATTTCAACATCATCTTCGTTCTTGCATGTTATTTTTCTATTCATGCGGTCCCTCCTTTTAGTTGCAATATAACTCTTCTTGTTTGATTTCTCGTTTGGCGAGCCGTTTCAGATGGGCTAAGAGCTTTCGGAGAGTTGATAGTAATATTTTGAGTAAAACCGCTACCATAAGAAGCATTTCCGCTTACATTTATAGAACTATCAAAATCCGTGCCGTTTAGTATTGCATTATTAACTCTTGCCATCGACTTTTTGACACTATCGAGCGAATTGTCGATACCCATGGCCATACCTTCCGGAATGAATCTTCCGACTTCTTTGGCCATAAGCCTTGAAGGCGATGCAATTCCAAAGAATGACTTAACACTATCGACAAGCTTACCGCATGCTTTAATAGCCGTATCGACAAGACCTGTAACTGCATCGGCGATACCATTTCCTATTCCTTGTAAGATATTTTTACCTACACTCGCCCAATCAACGCTTTTAAACTTTTCGATAATGCTTCCGGTAATCTTTGGTATCTGCATAAGCATTGTCGCTTGATATGACAAAATACCTTTTACTATTTCTTTGAGCAAGTTCGAACCTGCCTGTAGAAACTTTGGCAAATTAGTAATTAACGTTTGCAAAATAGAACTTACAAGCTTCAAAGTTGTTGTAATTATCTGCGGGAGTGAATTGACAAAACTCGTTGCGAACGTTTTAACAACGTTTGCGGCCATTTGAACAATTTGCGGAAGTGAACTTATAATTGTATTTACGATGCAAACTATAAGCTGTAGAGCCATAGGTATTAAACTTGGAAGTGCATTTGCAAGACCTGTAAGAAGCGATGAAACCATTGATATACCGCTTTCAACTATTCTTGGAAGGTTTTGCGTAAATCCATTTACAAGACTTCCAACCGCTTCGACTGCTTTAGGGATAAGTTGTGGAATATTCTGTAATATTCCCGACATAAGCGATGTAATGATATTTGCACCGCCCGTCATAATTTCCGCGCCATGCGATGTAATAGCTTGCAAAATCGTTGATATTAAACCTGTAAAACTCGTCATAATTGTCGGCCATGCAAGCTGTATTCCCGAAAAGATACCGCTTGCAAGTTGACCTCCGGCGCTTACCCAAAGAGGTAAAATTTCTTGTATTGCTGTTATTCCGCTTGTTATTTTGCTTGCAATTCCTGCTCCAATATCAATAGTACTGAATGCTTGCGATATTGCAGTAGGTATTCCGGTTAAAACATTTTTTATAGCATTACCATAATTTTGCATTACATAGCCTGCTGATTCGAAAGTAGCACTGATATATTCAGTAACATCATTACCAAGCGTTATGTTTGCGAGAAGGTTTTGCCAAGATGCAGATAGCATTGACATCGAGCCCGACATTGTAGTTTGAGCTTCTTGAAGCGTTGTTCCTGTTATTCCTGTTTGCTCTTGAATCGTATGTATGGCCGTAATAATATCAGCAAGGCTACTGATATCATAATCAACATTGTCAATTTCTCCTGCTGTTTCAAGGAGCCTTTTCATTTCTTCTTTGGTGCCGCCGTAACCAAGTTTCAAATTATCCAGCATAGTGTAATTTTGTTTTGCAAAACCTTGATATGCATTCTGAATAGATGTTAAATCTGTACCCATCTTATTTGCATTATCCGACATATCTTGCATGGCCGTATCGGCAATATCTGCAACAACGCTTGTATCATCAATTACTTGATTAAGTGCAGGAACAAGACTTGTTATGTTTTGCATATAATCGTTTGCTGATACTCCCGCAGTAGCAAATGCCTTATTTGCATTATCGAAAACTTTGTTTTCAACACTTGCAAATGCATTAAATTCCTCTTGCGCCGATTTCATTGCCGCTACTGCATCCATGCCGCCTTGTATGTTTGCCTGATAATAATCTTCAACAGTCTTACCATCATTTCCTAGAAGCGTTGTAATACCACCAATGGACTGTTCCAAATCAGCTCCTGCACTTATTGCACTTTTGCCGATATCAGCTAGTTTACTGGCCGCACTTTCTGCAAAATCTGCTATCAGATTACCTGCCGCAACAGTCCAAGCTGATATTTTTCCTGTTGTACCACTTAATGCATCGCCTATGCCATTACCTAAAAGACTTCCTGCGCTCTTGCCCGCATTTGATGCCTCGTTATTTAATATATTTGATAATTTTCCTTTTATTCCTTGCGCTGAAGGAATAATTTGTACATATGCTTGTGCAAGTTCTGTAGCCATATTTATCCCTCCAAGATTTTCCTCTTTGCCGCTTCGAACTCATCAGGCGATAAGTACGCTGTAACTTCCGTCTTTTTCTTGCTGTGTTTATTTCCTGCAAGAATTTCTGTCAAAAGTTCCGGTTTTGGTGCTCTCTTATCGCCTCTTTGCATATAAATTAAAAGCGACAATCTATCAGCAATTGTCGCAAGTAACATTTCTTGCAAATTATATGTTTGGCCTGCAAGTTTCTTCATAACTCTCGAATTTTCTTCGAGACCTATTGCAAGTGTAGCTATTAATCTTGCGGGCATATTCTTATAATCAAAAATGCCATAAACTTGTGCCAAATCACATACGAGTTCATTTTTGGCTACCTGTATAATTGCGGAAAGGGTCAAGAGTTTTTTGTTTCTTCAGCGCCTTCGAATATCTCTTTAAGTACAGTGCACGCTTTCTCAACAGGAACATTACCTGATTCGGTTCTGTAAAATTTATAGAACGCTTTTTTCTGCTCTTTGCCAAGAAGAAGACTTATGACTTTGGCCGCCGCAAGCGTATTACCCTCGTCAAGCTCTTCTAAAGCATCAACAAGCTCCATATTATCAAGCGCTGCATCACTTAAAATATATTCGAATCCGTCTTTTGTCTTTCCATTAATCATACTTAGTCTCCATCAGTTGTGTCTGTAGTATCTGCTGTTGTATCTGTAGTTGTTGATGATGATTTGTGAATGTATTCATAGTGAGTATTTCCATCTTCGTCAGGAGTTGCCTGAATTGTTGTTTCGTATCCTACAAGATCCTCATCGGCATATGTAATTTCACCAACTTCAGTAATTTTTGCACATGGAATAACAGTTCTCTTAAGAGTTGAACCTCTAAGAACCGTGTCAATAACCCATGCCCACTCTTCAAGCTCTGTGGAATTGGCTTTTACTGTAATATCACCATCATCGCTGACTGTTACATTAGAATCTCCGTATACAGCCCTTAGCACTTCCGGATTAAGAGACTCGATGAATGTCATACCAAACTCATCACTCTTTTCGGATTGATAAACGTATACAATATCGCCGCCCCAAGCTTTAATATTATCTGATTCAGGCGTATTATTGTTTGTATAGCCATCTTCTGAAATATAGCCCATGTTCACAAATGCGGAATCGAGTTCTGCTGTTGCGGATGTCGGAAGTGCTGTTCCTTTTGGAGCTCTGAATATTGCACCGCCTACTTTAGGCTTACCTGTTGCAACATTTGAAGTGTTATTTTTATCCATTTCTTAGTCCTCCAAATAAGTAAAATCGAAAACTGCTTGGTATCTGTATTTCTTCTTGCTTGTATCTGCGTAATCGTAATCAGCATTAAGCTTTGATGCAGATACATTGTCTAAATAATCTCTTGAAGTTCGAAGTATGTCTTTTACTTTTTCATTAAGTTCTGCTGCCTTTTGCTTTGAAGATGCATAGGACTGAATTGCAAGTGTGGCATGCAATACATGATTTCGTTCACTGCTCGAAGTCTTTTCCAAAAGAATAAATTCTTCTGGAGCATCTTTAGGAGACTCCATATAAACCGGAATATTAAGTTCAGATTCAAGATATAGTCTTATTGTCTTTTCAATCATCATTTCACCGCCTTCAAAAGTGTATTATTTTTCATATTATCGCGAATTGCTTGAACTGTTTTTGGTGCTATCTGAGCATTAACTCTTGTACGGCCGTTGTATGTGGACACTTCATAACCGTCTCCGGCACGCTCTGCAACACCATCTGCATATTCTTTGCAAATCGCCATCATTTCATCACTTTTTAGCATATCTTTAACGCCTTGGCGGTTAAGAACGACTTTGACATTACTCATATCTTTCAACCTTCACTTTCTTATTCCACGAGAGAGGTATCATGGATTCTATTCCTGATGTGATATCACCATACACTCTAAATCTTTGAAAATTTTCTTCACGCCCTGTCGGATCCATCTCGACAATCTGATCCTTGAACTCGTGAGTATCGCCTTTTGGAATCGCAAGAGTAAAAGCAAGCCTTTTACCATACATATCCATGTCGCTCGTGATATCGTCGCTTGTAGGCTCTCCGACTAAAACGTTTTCTATTTCTTCAAAGCTTTCAGTATATGTCGGTGCACCGAAATCATCAGTCCCATCTTCGACAAGCGTTATAAGCTTTATAGTTATTCCCTTAATCATTCCCATCGTTAGCCTCCCACATGTCGAGAACGCCATATTTTTGCCTAAGAAGTCCTAGTCTTTTCTTTTCGCCGCTCGTAAGATACAAGCCCCCTCCCGGGACAAGATACGTTCCGGATAAGGAATACCCAAGCGCGCTTTCAGATACCTGTGACATCGGAGATGCTGAAGCTTCCGTGCTTATATATCTTGCTATTGCAGTAGAAAGTATCTCTTTTACAAGATTTAAATAATCTTCGTCTTCGCAAAACTCACTCATATCTTTCCCATACTTTGACGCTTCGACATTTAGTTCCGAACACGCTATGGGAATGAGAGCAGTTACTCTTTCTGTTTGCTCGTTTGTAAGAGACATGCCTGTTATTTGTTTAAATTCTTCAAGAGTCAAATAAGCCATATTATTATCCTTAATTTTTCTTAGACTTAGCAGTTTTTGTTTTTGTTTTTTTAGTTTCTTCTTTTTCTTCAGATTCTTCTGAATCTTCTTTTCCTTCATTTTCGGTCTGCTCTTCGAGTTCTTCTTCCTGCTCCTCTTCTACTTCTATCTCAGGAGATATAACAGGTTCGGAGGGAGAAGGAATCTTCTCCCAAACCTTGCCTGTAAGTACTGAAGTTGTTTCGAAGATGCGACCGTTATTCTTATTACGGTACTTCATGCTTCTCCTCCTATTATCATTCTGCAGGTGTGCAAATCTTTGCGAACGAATCAAGCAGGAATCCCCAGCCAAGATATACTTCGCTTCTGAGGTATACCTGATTGTGTCCTTTAAGGTCACCTGCTTCTGTATCGTTGTCAGGGCATCCATATTCGATTACTTCGAACGGAATTTCTTTTGCATAGCCCCACTTAAGACCATTTGCAAAATCTCCAACATATCCGTATGATGCATTGTCTGTAACGTCCATGTCAGATACAGTCTTATTTACATCAAGCGGCATTCCTACGAATGAATCAGGCTTACCGCCAAATCTAAACTCAGGATACTGAACAACGCCATTGACCTTAATCTTTGACATTGCTGATGTGAAGCTTGGTGCAAGTGCAATACCTGTTACTTCACCATCAGCTGTTTCAACTGCCTGAACTGCGGCATCAAGATTTTCATCTGCAGTATCTGCATTATATGTAATCTTTGTCTCTATCTTCTTATCGAGATAGTTCTCTCCAACTACAGTTGACGCTTTACCCGTTCTTGGATTTACGCCATGGAATGCGGCAAGGTCAAGACCTCTTGCAACTTTCTTTGCAAATCCATCATTAAATGCTTTGAGAATATCAATCTTTCTCTCTTCTGATGCATACATGAACTCGTTCGATACTCTAGCGCCATACTCAAACTTAATTGGTATGATTGTTACAGGCGCAACTGTAATACCACCATGAGACTTGGCTCCATTTTCTGCAACGATATCAATTTCGTTATCCATTGAAAATGTGAACTCTTTCTGTCCTGTGAATGCTATAGGTTTCTGAGTTGCGAGCTTTGCGATTGAGCTCTTCCCTGTTACTTTGTTAAGCAAATCTTCTACTAATTCCTGCGGAAACATTGTTCCCATTGACTGTGTTGCCATAATTATGATTCTCCTTCCATCTTCTTAAGCATGTTTTTATATGCCGCCATCTCGCGCCCTTCTTTTGTTGCGAGTGGTTCGCTACTGGCTTCAGGAGCTTTTCTCGAAGGTTTACCATCTCCAAATATTGCTTTAAGAGCTTCGGCATCCTTGGTGATTTCTTCTTCTGTTTCTCCTGTAAGTCTAGAAGCCATTTCATACGGAAGACCTATTTCATGCGCAATTCTCGCTTTTACCGAAGCGGACTCGTATTTTTTATTCTGCGACTTTAGCTCTTCCAAAGTTTCATTTAGTTTCTTAGAACTGTTTTCATATTCTTGCTTTGCGTTATTCAAGAGCTTTTCATATTCTTCTTTGCTAAGGTATCCTTCAAACTCCTTAGCAACTGTAGCTTTTGCTCTTGCAACTCTTTCAGCAATAATCTTGTCCAGTTCTTCTTGTGTTTCAATTGGTTTAAAATCTGACATTGTGGTTCCCTTTCTCCCATTTAACCGGTTGGTATCCGTAATATTAAAAAGCACTCCTAAGATATAGGAATGCTTTTAATAACTTATTTCTTGTTTTTTCTTATCCTTGGACACGCTACAGCACCAATAAGCTAGAACAATACTATCAAGAATTGATATATCTATACCCTCTCTGATAGTATCGTATCCCCAACCACCTTTTGAACCGATTGCACGCTTTTCTGTGTTGCTTACACATTGCAATACTGACGGTTGATTCCCATGCTTTATTGTACATTCATTAAGTCCTTGTTCAAACTTCGTATGCGCCATTATTACTTGACTTACTTTCGGAATCAACGGCTTTTTTAAATGATTTTTCTTCATTTCTTCGGCAAGAAGCTGTTGGCCATTCTCGCCATCAACAACGACTGTATCAATATCTGCTGCCGAAAGAAAATCTATAATCCACTTGTTACCTTGCTTAACATTTCTGCTATCAATACATTCAACAAATATATCTTCGCTATCTTTGCATTTGACAGCTATCGACATCGAGACATGTTCTTTATCATTGCAGAACTTAACTCCTGCATAGATTTTACCTTTAAGCTTAGGAAGTTTATCAACCTGCAGATAATTCCATTCATTTTCTGATATGATCGATTTGAGATTTCTGCTCATCCAAATCCCGAGTCGCTGGATTCTAAAATCGAGCACCTCATCATCCCCACCTTTTATTTCGCTTCTAATTGCTCTTTCAGTGAGAATATAGCCGAGTGAAGGATTTGCCTCATACCAGCATTCCGAATCATTTATATCTGCATTTTCATTATAATTGCCCCATTCAGCCCATCCGGCTCCGTCTTTTTCACCGGATAAAGTATCTGTTCTGTATTTCTCAAATACATCACCGGAACTATACATTGTCGGCGGTGTTCCAAGCATTATACATTGCGGATTCTTCGAACTTGATATTGTATATTTAATTGCTGATTCTTGGCTCGTTGTATATTCCTGAGCTTCGTCAATAACAAGAAGATCGTAAGCTTCACCAAGGCCTGTTTTGGCCGTTCTTGTTCTGTACTCAATTTTTCCACCTGTCGCAGGAATAAAGATTACTTCTTGCCCCTTGGCTTTTATAGATTTATATTCAATATCTATCTTATCAAGCCAAGACGTGAGTACTTCCCAAGATGCATGTGTTGTTGATGTGTGATGCGCTGTATGCATTATGTGCTCACCTTTAAAAAGTCCCCAAAGTTCTCTCATGTAGACTACTTCTGTTTTACCATTTCGTCTTGGAACCGAATAGCCAAACTCATTGTGAACCCATAAGCCATCATCACCGACCGCCATAATATCATATACAAGTAATTGTTGCCACTCTTGCGCGCTTTTTCCAATTAAGGAATATAATTTTACTGCTTGAGTGCCTTTTGTGCGTGTATAAGGTTTAATAACGGATTTTGTGGGAGTTTGACGGCCTCTTCGCGTCATGTGCTCACCTCCGTTATTTGCTATTTAGTTTTTTATCAGGTGCTCTAGTCCTGCGCATATGCGTTTTACCTCCTGAACTTTGGCATTAAAAAAGCACCTCTTTCGAGATGCTTGATGTTACAATACAATCTTTATTAGACTTGCTATTATGTCTGCGCTTTCAATAAGCATTTTCTTTATTTTGTCTGTGCGGTCATTATCTGTTACTTCTTCAATACCATATGATGTAATCTCTGGCGGATTTTCTTGAAGTGAACTTGCGAGAATATATTCATTTCCCCACGCTTTTACGAATAATAGGCCTTTTATGTACATATCATCTTGCATATTCCTGAGGATATACATTAAATATTCTTCGTTTATATCTCCAGCTGCTTTTTTAAATGCAACTTCATCAAATACTAACTTTCTTTTAGCGCAAGCATATAAATAAACTAATATTTTAAATTTGATTACATTGTAATCGTCTTTAGCCATTCCCTTTTTCTCCAATTATTTCTACTAGTTTTTCTAGCACGTCTTTTTTTGAAATATTCTGCCTT